ATGGTATAAGGCTTTAAAGCCATTGTTACCAATGTTGCCAATTATTTTAGATATAAAACTTAAAACGAATTATAGAATTCAGAAATTGTCAGATAATTAATTAATTCTATAATCGCGTTAGAGTTTATAAGAAGAATTGGCACATTGGCAACAAATGTGCTCAAAGCCAGACCCAGAGCAGGTTTGAGCTGTTGCCACAAAGTTTGGATTGGCAACACTTTGAAGTAAAAATTTACTATATCAGTTAAAACATGAGGTAAAACATGCTGGAAAAGACCATTGAAGTAAACTTATGCCGCTCAATCAGAGCTAGGGGAGGTCTGGCTTTAAAATTTGTTTCTCCAGGCAGGGTTGGAGTGCCTGACCGGATAGTTCTTTTACCCAGCGGTGAGATGTACTTTGTAGAGTTAAAAGCTCCGGGTAAAAAACTCTCACCTAAACAGGCAAAAATGGCAAAGGTGTTAGCCGGACTTGGGCATCCGGTCAGAGTAATTGACAGCTTGGAAGGCATTAAGGAGTTTATCCATGAGATATCTTCCCCATAATTACCAGGCCTATGCCCTGCAGCAAATCCTTGATAAGCCTGCCTGTGCTCTATTTCTTGATCTAGGCATGGGTAAGACCGTGATTACCTTAACCGCGATCACGAAACTCCTTCCTGAGCTTAACCGGGTTTTAATTATCGCCCCTCTTCGGGTTGCCGAAGATACTTGGAGTAAAGAATGTGAAAAATGGGATCATTTAAACCATCTCACTATAGCTAAAGTCTTAGGTTCGAAGAAAAAACGACTGAAGGCCTTGGATAGCAAAGCAGATATCTATGTGATCAACCGGGAAAATGTTCAGTGGCTGGTCGAAGAATACGGGAAAACTTGGCCCTTTGATATGGTCGTGCTGGATGAGCTGTCGAGCTTTAAATCCGTAGGAGCCGACCGTTTTAAAGCCCTGCGCAAAGTGCGCCCTCTCATAAAACGGATTGTCGGCCGCACCGGCACACCGGCTCCCAATGGCCTGCTGGATCTCTGGCCGCAGATGTATTTACTGGATCGTGGTGAACGATTGGGTAAAACCCTAAGTGCTTACCGGGAGAGGTATTTCGAGCCGGATAAACGGGATTGGTACAGCGGGGTGGTCTACACCTGGAAATTAAAGCCGGAAGCCGAAACAGAGATCCATGAGAAAATCTCAGATATTTGTATCAGCATGAAAGCTCAGGATTATCTAACAATGCCGGACCGGTTAAATCATATCGTTCAAGTAGAAATGTCCGCCAAAGAGATGGATCTCTACAAGAAACTGAAACGGGACATGCTCTTGCCCTTTACTGACGGCGATATTGATGCCGCTAATGCCGCAGCACTCTCCAATAAGCTCCTGCAAATGGCGAATGGTGCGGTATACGATGAACATGGCCAAGTAAAAGCAATCCATCGCCGAAAGCTGAAGGCCATGGAAGACTTGTGGGAAAGCGCAAATGGCAAACCGATTTTAGTATTCTACACGTATAAGCATGATAACGCAAGGCTTTTGGAACTCTTTAAGGACCGGGCTAAAGAACTGAAGACCTCCCAGGATATAACGAAGTGGAATGCTGGGAAGATCGCCGTGGCCCTTGCCCATCCTGCCTCAGCAGCGCATGGCTTAAATCTTCAGGCTGGAGGCCATATCATTATCTGGTTTGGCCTGACCTGGAGTTTGGAGTTATATCAGCAAGCCAACGGGCGGTTATATCGCCAGGGCCAACACGAAACCGTGATCATCCATCATATCGTGACTGCCGGGACGATGGATGAACAAGTCATGGCAGCTCTCAGCCGCAAAGAAGGAGGACAAGCAGCCTTATTGGAGGCTGTCAAAGCTAAACTAACAAAGGAGTTTATCAACCATGATCACAAGAATTGAACAGGTTCGCAAAAGCATGGGTTTAAGCCAGGTTCAATTGGCCGAGAAATTACAGTTAAGTAAGCGAGTTATTTACAATTATGAATCAGGGAAAAGGAAACCGGGAGTCGATGTTTTAGTAAGAATAGCAGATACCTTTGGAATTAGCGTGGATTATTTACTGGGCCGATCGAATTCTGAAGACACACTAATGCGACGAACGGCGGTCGCTTCCCTGATGGTTCAGGAACTGAAACGAGCAGACGGCCTCTATGGCCCCAAGTTTGCTTCAGCGCATGAAGGCTATGCCATCCTGCTGGAAGAACTCGACGAGCTTTGGGATGAAATTAAGAAAAAGCACCCGGATCAAACAAGACTTCGTGAAGAGGCGATTCAAGTCGGCGCGATGGCCTTGAAGTTTATTGCCTCCTTGCAGAGCTGGAATCTAGCGGAACAAGGAGTAACAACATGAGAATTATTAAACCGGAGGTTCATTTTAAAGCGCAAGACTGGAAAGAACTACTGCACAGCCTCGAAGAAAAAGGCCGTGTCTGTTACAAAAGTGAAGACCGCATGAGCGATACGTCGGCAGCCGTATTTATCCGCTCCCTTATTCAAAGAGGCCATACCTCTGTCTTAGAGCATGGCTCAGTCTCTATGAAATTTATCGTAGACCGAGGAGTAACCCATGAAATGGTTCGGCACCGACATGGAGCTTACTCACAGGAATCCACACGCTATTGTAATTACGGTGGGAACCATGAGATTACCGTCATCGAGCCGTTCTTTTTCCGGGGGGAGGATTTGCTGTGGGAAAGCTGGTACTATTCCTGCGCTGAGGCAGAAACCATGTATCAGAGGCTTTTAATCGCCGGAGCAACGCCGGAGGAAGCCCGGAGTGTTCTTCCCACCAGTCTTAAAACAGAGCTTTGGACCACGTACAACCTCCGGCAATTGCGGCACTTTTTAAAGCTGCGCTCCTCTAAACGAGCGCACCCGCAGATGCGGCAAGTTGCTATTCCACTCCTTATCAAGGTGAAAGACTTACTGCCGGTCATCGCAGCCGATATTGACTATGACTATGATTTTCCAACGGAGAATTATGCGGAGGTTAAACTGATATGAGTACCCAAGACTTTATGGAAATTGTAAGGCCGGTGGTTGATTTGCTGGCTCGAAAGAATGCCGACTATGGCGGCAGTTATGATCAACTTCGAGACAAGTTCGGTGAGGTGGCTTTTATCATCCGGCTTTATGACAAGTTTGCAAGGCTGATGACTCTAGTAAAACAGGAAGCCCAGGTAAGCAATGAATCCATTGAAGATACGATCCGCGATATGATCGGGTATAGTCTTTTAGAACTGCGCTATCGGCAGAGAGAGGCAGGAAACTCTGCGAAGCCTGTTTGATGCCCTGACGACAGAATCGAACCTGTGGATAAACCTGTGGACAATGTGTGTAACATTTGTGGAAAAGTGTGTCGAAGGCTTGATTCCCAGTAAGGACAACAAAGGGTGTGACAGAATTGAAAATTAAACAACGGGTAGAGTGGCTGCTTAAAAATTATCATGAAATAAAGCGACACTTGGATCGATTGAACTATGAAATTAAACGATTTACTGGGTTAAGCTATGAACAAGTCATAGAAACCATGAATTATGCGGCACCTGAAGGAGAACGAGTTCAAACCAGCAATATATCTGATAAATCGGGGAGGCTTGCTCTGTCGTATCGGGACTATGCAGATCAGCTGAACTCTGATGTGATGGGATTAGCAAAAGAATACCATGCCCAAAAAGATGAGATGGATGTTTTAGATTATTGCATTCAGTTATTGGAACCGAGTCTTTCTGAGATTATAACGGATATGTATATAAACAAAATAACTTGGGATGAAATTTGTGAGAAGAATCATATCTCTCGCAAGACGTTGGCCAGATATCGCAAAACAGGTATTTCTCAAATCGCTGATAAATTTTTGGTGAAAACTTGCAAGTTGACACTAACATGACACTAAAGTGACACTAACATGACACTGATATGCCACTGAAGTGACACTAATTAGGATGCTATAATTAAGATGTCAAAAAAAAGTAATGAGGCTCCTGGAGAAAACTCCAGGGGCTTTTTTAATGGAGTGAAAGCAATGAAACGATGTCAATTATATCGACCGATTGAAAAAGACAGCACCGAAAAATGCCCCAACTGTAAGCGCTGGAACGGCAAGCGTTGTCGGGATGAACAATTGCTGCGGGAGCTATATGAGGATTCCAACGAATTTAAGTTCTTCAATCGTCTGATGCGAGAGAATAAAGGAATTATTGGCTCATGCGACTAAGCTTCTCCTCTCATTCATATAGCAGCCTTTGCTGCACTTTTTTAAAAATCGGCTGTCTTTAGGTAGCCTTTTATAGTTTTAGTTGGCACTAGAAGAAGGTGATTTTATGAGTAAAAGTAAATGGCCAGACGTTCGGGAAAAGTTACCACTCGTTGAAAAGTGGGCCAGAGATGGCTTAACAGAAGCTCAGATTTGTAAAAATCTTGGGGTTAGCGTTCAAACCTTATACGATTACAAGAAACTTTATCCCGAACTAGTTGAATCCCTAAAAAAGGGAAAAGAGGTCTTGATTACCGAAATCGAAAACGCTCTGGTGAAGAGAGCCTTAGGTTTTTCTTATGAAGAAACTAAAATTTCAATTCGGCAAGTAGAGGGTCGAGAGGTTAAATTCACGGAAAAAACAACCAAGTATCAGCCGCCGGATGTTGCTGCCTGTTCTATTTTGTTAAAAAACAAGGACAAGGAACGCGGTTGGTCGGACAATCCCCAAAAATTAGCCCTTGAACGAGAAATCTTTAAGCACAGAAAACGGATAGAGGAGGCTCAAGTCTTTGGCGACAGCGACGATGAACGATCAAATACATGAAATTAAGGTGACTGATATTATTCCTTACAAAAACAATCCAAGGAATAATGAACCCGCTGTAAAAAAAGTAGCTGAATCCATCCGGGAATTTGGCTTTAAAGTGCCTATTGTCTTGGACAAAAACTATGAAATCGTTGCTGGTCATACTCGATTAAAGGCTGCACTTGAGTTGGGTCTAACAACCGTGCCGTGCATTATTGCAGAAGATCTGACCGATGCGCAGATCAAAGCGTTTCGGCTCGCGGATAATAAGACCGCAGAATTGGCTGAATGGGATATGGAACTGTTGAACATTGAACTAGAGGAACTCAGCAAGCTGGATCTTAACTTTTCCATGACTGACTTTGGGTTTGATTTGGAAGCCAGTGTAACGGATTCCAAATTAGAAGCTGAAGAAGACGACTTTGATGTCGAGGAAGCTGTTAACCAAATCGAAAAACCGATCAGTCAAAGGGGAGACATTTTCCTTCTTGGCAGGCATCGTCTTCGTTGTGGCGACTCCACGATTGAAGCCGAAGTTCAAGAACTGATGGACGGACAGAAGGCCCGGCTGATTGTTACCGACGCACCATACAATGTCGCCTTCAACCAAAATGGAAATACAAACCACCCGTCGTGGAAAAAACGAGAAGGCATATTAAACGGTAATATGTCAACCGAGAACTTCAAGACTTTTTT